TGATAAGCCAGTTTAATCCCTTGATAATGGCATTAACCGCGCTTTCGGCAATAATGACGATGCTGTTCCAGATGCCTTTAAATACCTTTTTGACACCACCCCATGCAGAATTCCAGTCACCAGTGAACACTCCCTTGATAAACTGGATAATACCGCCAAGGATGTTATCTTTAAGGTTTCTCGCAAACTCGGTCAGATTGCCAGTCAGCGCAAGTACAGCGGTAACTACCGTAGCAATTCCCGCAATCACAAGTGGGATGACGCTACCGGTCAAGAAGAAGAACCCCAGCCCCGTTGCCACAATGCCAGCAATCAATAACAGCGTATTTTGGAGATTTGCACCGTTATCACAAATGTCCTTAAACGCTGTGATAATCATTGCTGCGCCAGCCACTACAAGGCCGATGCCCGCACCGACTTTGCCGAATGCAATTGCAAGCCCCCCTGCAAGCGCCGCTGTACCTGCAAGCATTTCGAGCAGATTCCCCCAGTTAACGCCGTTATTCCATGCGTCGGATAGACCGTCCCACAGGAGGATCAATCCGCCAACCGTGATGAGGATGCCGCCGAGCTTTTGCAGAATAGTTCCAAGCACACCCGGCAAGCTGCTACTGATTTTCCACAGCGCTAATCCTGCCGCAATGAGCATGACTGCATCAGCGATTTTTTTGAGGCGGTCGCTGATATCGTCCATGTAGCTAAAGTCCGGCGTAATTGCGTCGGCAGATGCACCGCCGCCTGTATCGTTTGCGGTATCGGTGGAAATCTGGTTGATCTCATCAAACGCCGCAAGCTGACTTGCCGCTTTCTTCGCAGCACTACCCGTTCCCTTTAATGCACTGGTCTCTTTGTTCAGCGCCTTTGCCGAGTTAGCAGTTGCTTTGACGCTTTTGCCGGAGATAATCGCCACAAGCCGCGTAATCTGCGAGATTACTGCAGTGATAACTTTTACAAGCAGTGTAAAGGCGGGGACAATTACACTTACAAGAGGCTGTGCCAGCGTCAAAAGCGCTCCTTTAAGCTGCGCAATGGATTCTCTCGCATCGGAGTTTACCATCACTACGTTCTTTACCCAGTCGCGCACCTTTGATAGTGCCTGAGTAATGACCGTAAACACAAGGGCACTGCGGACAACAGATTTTAAGCGCTGTCCAAATACTTTCATGGAATCTGCCGCCGCTTCGGTTGCATTGCGCAGCCCTGCGCCTTTGGCTCTGCCCTCGATCTGCTGTGTTAGCTCGACTGCCTGCGTTTTCGCGTCGGAAATCTTATCGCCGGTTTTGTTGAGCTTTTCGTTGAGCTTATCAATGCTATTTGCAGTTTTGTTAAATTCGCTTTGCAGCATTCGCACGCGCTCGGCCTGCTCGGACACGTCGATTTTCTCATACGTGCCTTTCGGTGCTGTACGCATATCTGCAAGCTCCTGTTTTGCCGCATCCAACTCTGCGCCGATGCTGCGCAGCCGGTCTTCCATCGGAGTTTTCTGGTCGCCGAGCCGGTTGAACTCCTTTTGTAAGGATTCGATATTGCTTTTTACTTTGTTTAACTCCTGATGGAGTTTTTTGTCGCTAATAGTCGCTTCAAATACGACTTCGCCGTCAGCCATAACATCACCTTCTTGCTTTTTGGTTTTTTGCGTGATATCATCCAAGCAGCCATAAATAATGGCAAGGAGGAATGAAAAATGGATAAGATGACTACTTGCAAGGTATGCGGGGCATCTATCGCAAAATCCGCTACCACTTGCCCGCAGTGTGGAGCCAAGCAGAAAAAGCGCCACCCGGTGTTGGGGATTATCATTGCTATTTTCGGCATTTGCATGATTGCCGCCGCATTAAGCGGCATGGGCGATGATTCTGTTGCAGAGAAACAAACGTTTGGCGTTGGAGAAACTGCCGAGCTAAACGGGGTCAGTGTAAAGTTTGATTCCTGCACCGAAAGCAATGGATCGCAGTTCAACACCCCTGATGATGGCAATGTGTTTTTGCTTTGCGAATTCTCCATTGATAACCAGTCGGATAAAGATATTGCCGTTAGCTCTATCGCATCGTTCAACTCCTATGTTGATGACTACTCGACAAATCTGAGCATTTCGGCCACTATCGCAACCGATAAACCTCAGTTAGACGGGGCCGTTGCTGCCGGTAAGAAAATGACCGGTGTTGTCGGATACGAAGTCCCCAAAGACTGGGAAAAGATTGAAATCCGCTTTACTCCCGACTTTTGGTCTGGAAACGAAATTGAATTCATTGCAAATAAGTAACCATCTTCGCCCGATGCTATTTTGCGTCGGGCGTTTTTTTGCCCAACCACGCATTGATCGTGTCGTTTTCTTCTTCCGTCATCGGCTTCTTTAGATCGACAAGCCGCCTGTTTTCTCGGTAAAATTCTCGATCCGACTTGTCGAGCGTTTTTCCTTTTGCTTTCAGGTTGCGAATTCGAACGATGTTTGCAAACAAGCAATCCCCGATTTCGTAGTACGCCGAGACGAATGACCACCAATGGAAATAAGGCATTGCGCGGACCTCTTGCCCCACAACACGATTGATGGGGGCCACGATGTATTGAAAGTCTTGCTCCCAGTCCATCAACTTAGGCCGCTTGCGATTATCGCCCTCATCTCCGCAGTCGAGAAACCACGTCATTTGTTTCACGGCTTCTGGAATGTGCTCATCCGGCATTTTTAAGAAGTCCGGATAAAAGATATCCAGAGCCGCAAGCGCTTTCTGCTCGTTGGTCAGATCGGCCGCAGCAAATACCGCCAGCACGTCCAGTGCCGCGCGATAGTCTGAGCGGATTTCATAGTCAACGCCGCAGACGTTCAGCGACGTTGGAAGATCGTACATCATTTACGGTATTTCTGCGTATACTTGCGGATTTTCTCATCGGCAAGCGCCTGTTCGCGCTTTACTGCCTCATCAAACTGCTCGATAATGGCGGTCATAAAGTTCTGCCAAACCGGCGCACCGTTGGCTGCGGAATATGCGTTGACGCTGCCAAAAAGCGTATCAGCAATGTCCTGCCCAAACAGGTCATTGATGATGCTGCGCATTTCTTTGTCAAGAGAATCAACCATGTCGAAAAGCTCATCATCGGGGATATCCTTTTCGAGTGTCTTTGCGCGGGTCTCCTGCTTCTTGCGCAGGTCATCAAAGGTTTTATATGCTTTCTTTGCAAAGTTAACATCCGCAGGGTTGAAGTACACCGTCACGATGCCGTTCACGCCGCGAATGGTATATTCCTTTACACCGGAATCAAAAGTGAGTTCCATATATTCCTCCAAAATGAGGGCTGACAGATGCCAGCCCTCTATGGTTTATTCGCCCTCGGTAAACGTAACTGTGTTGCCAGAGATAGCGGCAGTGCCGACCGTGCGCGCGCCGCCAAGCGTCACGTCGATAGGCATACCGATAAAGCCGCCGCCCTCACCGCCGAGGGAAGAGGGCTTGACCATACAGGACGAATAGCGTTCCGCAAATACTGCGGTCTTTGCCGTGCCTGCATAAGCGTGGACAATCAGCACATCCTGATTCGCCAGCGCCGCCGCGTTCTGCTCCTTGACTGCAAGATTCCAAACCTTGACGATGGCGGGATCCCCAGCGTCCAGATTAGACGGGTCAAAGGTCTGCGTGATGATGGGTTTCTTCATGGTCGTGCGCGTCGTGCCAAGGATATCCTTCGAGGAATCCTCCTGCCAGTCGTATTCCATGCTGGAATCCGTGACGCGCGTACCGAAGGGCGACCACGTGGGGGTTCCAGTTTCGCCCGTGTTGAGACACGCAATCAGAAGTTCTCGGTCTACGGTCTGCCCCGCCGTGGTGTTAAAGGTCATATCAGTCATTTTTAATCACCTCGTAGTTCATTTTCATAAGGATTTGATGATCCTCGTCACCGTTTTCATACACGGCAAAAAGCGAGGACCGCGTTGTCGGCTCAATGCGAATGACGCGCCGACCGTCGCCAATGTCAGGCGGCGTTTCGCTTGTTGCCCAATCGCCCAAGGCGTTAAGCAGCTCGTCAGCTTTGAGCCGTTTATCATTGCTATTCCCCGGCTTCATGCGGTAGATGACCTTGAATTGGTATTCCGCCTGATATCCGCCGAGAATGTATTTTTGTACGATGTACGCCGCCTGAATTGTGGACAGCGCCATCGCCGCAGTATCGGCGGGAAGAAATTCGAACCGAATCAAATCAACCGGCTTGTCAGGGAATGTGTTTAACCACGCAAGCAACTTTCGGGAGACTTGATCCTCTTCCGCTGCCGAGACCGTCTTTTTAACCTGTTCCGTACTTCTTCACCGCCTTTTCTGCTACACGCGCCCACTTTCCAAGATTCTGTGCTTTCGATGCTTCACACCAATGAGCTTGTGCCTGTGGATGCGCCGTGTGGTTGAACACTAAATTGCGGTCAGTCACGACCTTTGTACCGCCTTTCGGCGCATATGTGCTGCCGGTATTCGGGTCAACCATGACTTTCCCGTAATACAGGAATCTCGCGTAAGGGCCGGGGTAGATGATGTCGTTGCCAACTACCCTTGTACGCTGCGTTAACGATCCTGTGAGCATCGGCACAAAAGGCTGAGTGTCTTTCTCCATCTGCTCGGCTAAAACGTGCTCAGCGCGCGTACACGCCTTTGCAATGGCGGCCCTTACAGCGTCCATTCCATCGGTATGCACGGAAAACTTGATGCCCATTACGCACCTCCGACTTCCCAGTGCTGCATATCGGGGCTACCGTAGTCCATAGCGTCAACCTTGGTCACGTTGTAGCAATCGTCATGGCTCAGCACGACGGTCATGTCGTCCGATACAAATTCGCCCTTCACAAAGCACGTCATGCCACCGTTGCCCTTGTATGAGAGCGTCCACAGGCCGGACTTGTTTGCCGATTTAAAAAACGATTGCGGCCCGATATATGTTTTCGGCTTACCTGTTACCCCGTCCACCGCTTCCACGGCGAACGGGATGTACAGATTTACCGCGTCCGCGCTCTCAAGTCCGCTTTCGCGCACGTTCACGCCCTTCGACGCTTGCAACATCACGCCACGCAGGATTGTGGTATGAACCTTCTCGACCTCATCAAGCGTTGTCGGGTCGATCTCCTGCACGACGTTGTAAATTGTCACAGTGTGGGGAGCGTACATCTACAACCACCTCCGCGATACAGCAGCCCGGTATGGGCAAGGTATTCCATGCACGTTTCCGCAAGCAGTTTCTTCGCACCGTCCGTTGCACTGAGTGCAGACAGGGCGGATTCTCCGCCCGTTGCAAGGGTGCGGGAATGGCTGCCTACCGTTTCGCTTTTGACTTCCGCGTCATTTGCCGCAACGTTGGCAAGGTTCTTCACGGCAAGCGCCTGCGCCGCCTCGATGATTGCGTACTTGTCCACAAGGGCACAGCAGCACATTTTGACCGCATCCAGAGCGGCGTTATCTGCCGCCCTGTTGCGGGTATAGTAGTCGAGGAAGGAGCTGGCCCGCACAGCCAGTCGCGGAAAATCTTTCTCGCTCACAGCGCCCATGTAAGTGCCGGAGTAGTATGTATAATCAGCGTATGTCATACGGGTCAGATCCTTTCAGATTAAGAAACGGTAACAGTGGCAGTGCCGGTCTTGGTGCCGTCCTGCTTGGACTTGGCCGTGACGGTGATACTGGTCTTAGTCTCAGCGGAATCGATAGTCAGCAAGCCGTCTTCGCTGATCTTGGACTTCGCGCCATTCTGGCTCCACTCGACCTCGCCGTTGATAATGCCATCGCCGGTAACAGCAGCAGTAAACGCCTTGCTGTCGCCCTTTGCCATCGTCGCGTTAGCGGGCGAGACGGTAACAGCGGAGATGTCGCCGCCCTTGCCGTAAACGGAGAAGGGGAAGGGGTTGGTCTTGTCCACGTTGTAGGCATTGACGGGATTGGCAATCTCCCAGCCAAGGCGCATGACCGCACGGAGAGCGACCATGTCGTTCTGCATGAGGTTGTAAGTGATGGCCTTGGTGGTGGGGTCCTGGATAACACCCTCGGTGAAAATCTTGAACGTCATGTCCTGACGGATGGCGTAGACGAGCTGGCTCCAGTCACCGACGATCATTTGCGCCTGCGCAGGATCGAACGCGCCGTTCATGGGGAAGTACATGTCCATGCCGTCAAGGCCGTAGCGAGTAGCGCCCTGCATATCGGTCTTGAAGATAGGCTGACCAGAAGTGTCGCGAAGGCCGCGCAGCTTACCGCGCATCTGGATAGCGGACATAACACCGTTGGGGTTGAAACCGTCCAGCTCCACCTTGGCGATAAGGCCGTTCTCGCCCATGATGTCATCGAACACGTTGGCGCCAACGGGAACACCGTTACCGGCAGCGATAGCAGCGGGCACAACGCCAGTGCGCCAAGTGCTGGGCTTGTTGGTACCGAACAGGATGGCCGCGTCAATGACCTTGCCGAAAGCCTCGGTCAGGCGGGGCTTAACTTCGCCCCAAATGTCATAGTCCGCATCATCAAGAGCAGCCTCGGGGATGGGGACGATAACAGCGATCTCCTCGGCATACAGTTTCTTCTTGTCCCACGCCATCTTGGTGGTCTGCTTGAATGCCTCACCAGCGCCGCCGTCAGTGGCCTCGCCGTTGACGAAATACGCGGAGGGAAGTGCGTCAAGCACATTGATGGTCTGCGTCTTGCTGGACATGTTCGCCAGTCTGCGGCCCATACGAAGGACGGCAGACTCGGCGATAGCGCCCTGCATGATTTCGCGGGTTACGGGTTCCGGGATAAGGCCGGAAAGTGCGGAACGATCAATACTTGCCATGTTGTAATCTCCTTTTCGTTACTTGAGTGCGCCGCGAATCAGGTTGTTCATCGCGGCATTGGTCTCTGTTTTCTTTTCGCCGCCGCCAACAGCGGCAGACCAGTCGATTTTTACGCCGTCTTGGAACGCGGACGGATCGGCGCTGACTTGCGCTTTGTGCCATTCGTCAAACCCATCAAGCGCACCATCCTTGATTTCGAGGTGCTTTGCTTTCAGGTCTGCCAAATACGCCTTTTCCGCAGCCTTAGAGCTGAATTTCACGCCCTTTTCAGCAAGCGTTTTGCGGATAACATCTGCGTAGTCATAATCGGCGATCTTGGACTTATAGCCCTCGATCTCCTTTTTGAGCGCTTCCGTTTCCGCGTTTCCACTTGCCGCAAACTGCTTGTTCTTCTCCACTTCCGCGTCCAGCTTGCTCTGAACAGTCGAAAGTGCCTTTGTGATTCGCCTGTCGAACTCCGCCTTATAGGTGGGGTCAGCCAGTATTTCATCAAAAGTCATAATTTCGTCTGCCATTTTTACTCTCCTTTTATTTATTTCCACAGCGTCATTCCCCGCTGCGTATTACAAAAAAAGAGCCGAACAATGCGCAAAATCTGCGTACTGTTCGGCTCCTATTGCCCTTTCCCGCGCCCTATTGCGCGGAAGTGCTGTATTTGATTGTTTTCTTGACCTCTAAGACGATGTACCCGTCACCTTTGCGCCGGATTTCTACATCGTTTCCACGTTTGAGAATGGCTTGCACGGCCTTGATTGCTTCGTCAAAGTTCAAGTCATATCCGCCTTTCAAAACACAAGAAGGAGAACCACATCGCTGCGGCTCTCCTTCTTCGTTGGCGCTTTGGCAGGCGTGGCGTTCCCCTGCATCTCTCGGGTTTCCCCTATCAATACCATCGGCGTGTGGCTGCCACGAAATTGACCACCTCAAAGCACCTTGCTTATCCTATAACAAGTATAGCCGCTTTATTCAGATTTGTAAAGTATTTTTTTCGTCCGTAGATACCGCTTGTATCGCTTTTCTTCCACTCGCAAAAATGTAATCACAGAGCTTTTATACTCTGGATTGTCTGCATTTGTCGCAAGCCGCAAAATGAGCTGGAAGCGTTCCCCTGCGTCTTCAAACGCTTTAAGAACAAACGCGGTGTTCGGTTTGTTTGCTTCTAAAATATAATCGGGAGCCTCTACAATTTGCGATAAATAGTTTTTGTACCGTTCAAAATCCCGCGGATGTCGTTTTTTTATGTGCTGTATGCGTTCATCCGTTATGACTACTTCATCCGTGCGGATGTCTTCTGTTACTACTCTGTACTTTTCAGTATCAATTTGCCCAATGTGATGCACTGCTCCGCCGCCACTCGCCTTATTTGCGTTTATTATAGTAGATTTCGTTGAAGCAGACAAGCCATTTACTTTTTGTTGCGGCAAATTATCTACATACAGCACCTTCATTCTCTCCCGCTGCTCCGGCAGCCCTGCAGCCGCACTGAACGCATTGTATTTGGCGTTTAACCGCCGTAGCCGTATGTTTACCGCAGTCTCATCTTCATGCAATCCTGCGGACTTGTAGGCGGCTTTTTCGCGCTTTAACTTTCTAGCCGTCCGCTCAATACGGCGCTGCATCTGGGTTGCCTCGTATGCCGTGTAATCCTTGCCATCAAACGTGCATCCATGGCCGTCATCGATGTGTTCCAACTGTTCATCCGTGTAGGTGCGCTCGGACACGCCCTCAACCCACGGGAACCGCCTGTGGCGGCAGTTGGCCCCTTCCAGACCGTCAACTGCGCCCAGGCCGCAAACGTCATAAATGCTCGGGTAAATGTCCCCAGCTCGTACGCTGTAAACGCGACCTTGCCAATCCTTATGCGATGACCACGGTGACGGTCCCGGCTTATCTCGTGCGCCAACATGGGCCGAAACTTCAAAATATGGTGTATCCAGATATTCTGCGGATTGCTCCGTATACTTGGCGCAGATTTGAGATACGCCGGTCATTACGGCTCTTCGAACGGCAACATCGACATGATCTCGATGGCCGCTTTCGTAGTCAACCACTTTTAAACCGCTGTCCGCAAGTTCCTTCACAGCCGTTTTAATCGCCTGATTGTAGTTGATTGCACCGCTTTGCACCTGCAACGCTGCGCTGTCAAGTGCCCATTGGTACGCTTTGGCAGGTGGGAGCATTGTACGCCCAGCGTCCACCAGGAAGCCCATGGATGCAGTCAGATTGTGGAATGTATCAAGTGTCTGCGTCCTGATCGCCGCCACTTCCGCAGCGTCAACCAGTGTCTCAGGCTGGTTGATATGCGCAAGGTCAATCATATCAGTGTAATACTGTTGGTTCCTTGCGACCACATCGCCCAGCAGCTTGTCCAGCTTAGTTTTACTGATGCCGGAAGTCTCGCGGATTGCTTTCTTGATTTCCTTTAGGTTGATGCCGTGGGACCGCAATGCGCGAATATCCTGCACCGTTACCTCGTTCAGCTCGTCTGCAGCTTTGAGCCGGGAACAGATTTCTTCCAGCAGCGTTATTTCAAGCGCCCGGAACAGTTCCGCCAGCTCTTCCGGCAGCGCGTCAAGGACTTCCGGCTGAAACGGATATTTCATTTGCTTTCCTCCGTTTCACAATCTCGTCATAATGCGGCTTCACGCGGATTACATTCCAGTCGCATTCTTCCGGCACTTTTCCGTAGAATATCACCCATTCCGGTGAAAGCCGATTCATCATTTCCTCGTAACCGCGCAGAAACAGCCGCTTGCTTTCCTTGTTCTGCTGTGTGCCTACCGAACTAACCGCAACTATTCCGCCGACAGGCTCACCATCAAAGCACCAATCGTAACTGTTCTCGTCGCTCCATGAAATAGAGGGATAAACCGTCATCCCGTGGAGCTGCCAGTATGCCGCCAACCAATGCTTGCGGTAATGGTTGTATATCTGCATCGCCAGCGGCATATCCGTGTATGTGG